CTTTAGTCCGTTGAACCAAGTTCAACAGAGATGGACAGCAAGCTCCTCAGGAAGGGGTCGCAAGTCCCCATTCATGGAATAACTTTTTCCATGGAGTGTCCTTTCTCGCAGACTAAACCTTCAATTTCTCGGAGGCCCAGTCCGCCCAAACCTTCTTCGAGAGGGTCTGGGAAGTGGTGATGGTAAAACCACTTTCTGGTAAGGGTGGGGCCGCTTCAAGTGATCCATTCTTGAGAAATTCCCTCAGAGGCGGGATTTTCTGGATCACTTTCAACGTCCTCCGCAAGTCAGAAAAGGAGAGATCTCCTCTATCACTTGACATGCCAATCTTGGGTTCTGCTATAGAAGCAAAAACCTTCAAGAGCGGTGCGAGTGTCTTTCTTGCGTCGGTGGTCACGAAGGGGTTCTTGATGAGACGAATCTCCCGACCAGCCAAATCGAATCTCCTCTCATGATCTTGAAGAAGATCTGTGAGATAGATAAGTCGGCGGGTTTGGGAGTCTTCTCCTTGATTTTTGGTGAAAACCTTTCCTAGGCCTCCATGAGAGACAGGAACATCCAACGAACGAAGAGTGTGCTTGAGAGAGGGAAGATTCCTTCTCACAAATCTGCTCATGTTCGGAAGTTTTCCTAGAAACTCGTGGAGATCATGGAAACAACGCCCGATGGGTTTCCCGCTTCGGAAACGTAGGGATGGCCTCCCGACGGCAATCTGAGTCCCCTCACAAAAAATTTGTGAATTGATCGTACAGAACCTCTTGGAAAAGAAGTTCTTTCCGATTGACGGGATCAGGCCAAGGGAAGTTGCCCTTTGTTTCCATTGTGAGAATTCTTCTTTGGTCAAGAGAGCCAGCAAATCGTCCCCATTCACCCTGTAGTGGGGTGTAATGGTTCGGATGGTGCAGGCGTTCAAGATACAAAGAAGAGGGAAGGAGAGAAAGGAGCCCATGAGTTGACCATTCCTCTGAAAGACCGGTTCAATTCCGGTCCAGGAGGGATAGTGAACCCAGTGTTCTCCATTCTCCCACTTCGCCCAACGGGTTAGGTTTTCATCACCAATCTCTTGGAGAATCAGGTCAAGAGCCCACTGGGAAGCAGGGAGGGAAAGGTTGTCGGTAGCCGCTTCGTAGTCTCCAGAGAGCCAGAAATGTTCTGACCCTTTGAAGTCCACCAAGTCGGCGACAGCCTCTTTCGGATCCGCTCCATGAGTCAATTTGAACTCAGGATAGGTTCCGAGAGCCTTCCACATGGCTTCCTGGAAGGGCTTGAGACACTGAGTCTCAGCAAAAGCCTTTGTGATCACCCTCACCTTCAGTGGTTCTGGTATGGCGACCGTCTGGACACGGGCTTCACAGCCTGGTTCCTTCGGCCAAATGAGCTCCCTCTTAAAGTGAGTTGCGAAATCCCCGAAAAGGGGATCCGTGGCATCACCGTCCAGGAATGTCAGAGAATCCCTCCCGTGGTCGTAGACTGTAAAGTCATACAGCTTCTGGGAGAAGTGAGTCTCTAGATGTTCTTGGACAAAGGAGTTCTTTCGGTCGAATTCACCAACCATTCGGTCGACGATGCTGGTCACAGACAAAGTTCCAAGCGGAGGGAAAACCTCTTGCATTTGGAATGATGGGGGGAAAATGGACGAAAGTCCCGTATCGTCATCTCCAATCATCTGCGGAACAACTCCGAAGACCTCGTAATTTCCATCCTTCTTTAGGTCGACAGTTAAAAACCGTCGACGAATTGAAGCCATGAAGGACACGGGGCCCCCGAAGGAGGGCTGCTGGATGTAGTGTTTTGGATAGTTTGACGCCGAGAGGATGAACGAACTGTTGAAGATCGTTCCTTTCTCACGGATGTCCGCCATCGGCAACACCAGGGTTGAAGACGAAACGAGGGAAATGAGATCACCGAAATCGGTGGAATCTTTTCCCAAAGCTCCCACATCATCTAAGATGCAAATTGGTTGACCCCTGTAACCATCCCAATGCTTCGTTGCACAATTACGGACGTAAACGTCTTGAGGATAGGAAAATCCAAGTCGCTTGCAGAGGTCTCTAGAGACCTTCTGCAGCAATAAAGATTTCCCTTTTCCGGGGAACCCGTGAACCGAAAGGTACACAGGTTCAACTCGGACCTTAGACATTTGTTCCTTCCGGATATTAATCGCCCTGCCGCCATCCTTTTGTTTCTCGAAGAATGTGGCCTTCCCATTGGGAAGACTATTCTCGTAGAAATTCAGGTAGCGGGCAGTACGGCGACCAAAATCCCGAATGAACTGTTCGTTTTCAAGCATGAAGCTAGGGAGGGGAACCGGGTCCTTGGCCATCGATTTCGAATGTTTTTCGTACCCCATCTTGATGAACTCCTTGGGAACCACATCCACAAGTCTCTTGGCTTGGAGGAGGTCCCAAAGGAGTCCAAGGGATCGAAAACCATCCGGTCTCGACGTTGCATCTTTGAAGAATTTCCGAGCGCAGGGAGGAATGATCATCACCTTCTTTTTGATTTCAGGCAATTCTTGCTTAGTTCTCTGTGAGAACAAATAGGCAAGATTCGCCTTCATAACAGAAGGGAGATCTTTCAACTCCACGCGTCGAAAAATCTTCACACACCAGACCACACACCGCTCCAAGGTCACATTCCTGCAACCGTGCTCAGAGAGAATCTCAAAGAGCATGGATGCGAAGGAAGTGACTAGGGTGAGGTGCTGTTCATTTTCCGTTTTTCTTGGGCCCGGCATAGCCGAGCGGCTCGAGGACAAGCTGGAAGTGGACCGCGCATCAGCGGGGCGGCTCCTCTCACTTGATTTCGATTTTTTCGCGATTGAGAGAGAGGTGAAGGTAAACACGGACGTGCTTAACTGCACCGAGATCTGGCTTTGCGAAAGCAAGACCACATGCCCGAAAGGGC